CTCTAGCTGGTGGCAAGTCTTTGGTAGGGTTCTTTGAGTAGTGCTGAACTCCTTGCACACTTAATCCAAGAGATTCAGCCATCTTTCTTCGGCTGCCATCATATAATTTAATTGCTTCGTTATAAGTCATTTGTTTTCCTTTTTGGTAAATGCTTTATTGCATTTCTTTAAAGAATATATCAAAGTAAAAATACTTGCAAGATAATTATTAAAACTTTTTGTCAGAGTTGTTGCTATTATTTTTTACATGAACTATTATAGGGTTGTAATTTAAACAAAGGAGAAACAAATGAGTTCATTACATGACAATTATTTAGAGCAGCAAGAAGATAACAGGCAAGAAGAAGAACATCAGAATTTTGTTCTTATTCAAGAATTTTCTAGGTTAGTTTTATCTGAAGGTCCTGCTTCAGTATTAGGACAAATGGAACTAGAAGCTAAAGAAGAATTAATAAGTGTAATTAAAGGAGTGTAATTATGGATTGGCTACCAAGTTTATCAGATTCAGATTTAGCATTTATAATTGTCTTTTATATCTATTTATTAATTGGTTCTACAATTAGTTTTTTTGGAGTTCTAATTTACACAAAAATAGAAACAGGCAAATCATTTAAAAAAGTATTACAAGATTTTTAATCAAAGGAGAAATAAATGAAACAATTAAAAACAGTAGACATTAAAGGAAAGTCTTATGTAATGGTTAATGAGCGAATTGCTTATTTTCGTGAAACTTACCCAGAAGGTTCTATTATAACAGAGCTATTATCATCAACTGATGGTGTGCATACATTTAAAGCAATGGCAATTAGTAATGGAAATGTATTAGCAACAGGTCATGCTTCAGAAAAAGATGGCAGCTCATTTATTAACAAAACTTCTGCTTTAGAAAATGCAGAAACTTCTGCTGTTGGTAGAGCTTTAGGTATTTTAGGTATTGGTATTGATAACTCTATTGCTAGTGCAGAAGAAGTTAGTAATGCAGTTAAGAATCAAACAAACAATATTAAAGAAACTGCTAAAGCAATTATTGATAATGGGGATCTTGAAGATGCCAAACAAACTTTAAGGGAAGCTCATGAAATGGGTTCTTTAAAAGATGCTTACCATGAACTACCATCTGCATTAAAAACTCAATTAAGGGATTTTGCTAATGACCTCCGAGCATCTTAAAGATAATCGTAGGCATAATATTGTCACAGCCAGTCAAGCATACTCTGTTTTGTTTGATAGAAAAAAGTTATGGCGTGAAAAAACTTTTCGTGAAAAACCATTTTCTGGAAATATTATGACCCAGTATGGGAATGACAACGAAGAAAATGCTTTGTTAGCTTTTGAAAAACACATGAATGATATATGTGAGAATGGCAATAAATTAATAGTGCATCCAGATTTACCCATTGGTGCTTCAGCCGATGGTTTTTTAAATGGCATACCTGTTGAAATTAAATGCCCTTACACCCAAAAAATTTATCCGACTATACCAGATAGGTATTGGGTGCAGATGCAGATACAGATGTTATGCAGTAATGCAGTTGCAGCACATTTTGTTGTATGGACTCCAGATGATTTTCATACAGAGTTGGTGCAATATGATCAAGAATTTATTGACTGGTACATACCTAAAGCTCAAGAGTTTATTAGCTATGTTCAAGACGATAAAGAACCACCTCGATATAAGAGGAAACCAGAGTTTAATTTTAATAAGGAAAAATAACATGGCACAAGAATATGATAACAAGAACACATGGGTTTTATTTAAGAACGACAAAGGTGACAATGAAAAAAGACCTGATTACACAGGAACTGAAGTAGATGAAAATGGTGTAGAACATAAGATTGCAGGTTGGATTCGTGAGTCCAAGACTGGTACGAAGTTTATATCAGGTACTAGACAACCGAAAGAAGATGCACCACAGCAATCAGCACCAACTCAAAGCATTGAGGATATGAAAGATGATGTTCCTTTCTAACCTATTATTAGCTATTTCTTTGATAATAATGTTTATTACAGCATTGCTATCTTGGATGTTTATTTGTATTTTTTTAATTACTAAAGGAGTTGAAAAATGCGTATATCAAAAGAAGAAAGATTAGGAAAGCAAGAGTTAAGGCTTTTAGAATATTTAGAAAATTTCGGATCAATAAACCCAATAATGTCTTGGCAAACATTAGGTATTTATCGTTTATCTGATGTAGTTTTTAAGTTAAGAAATAGAGGTTATGATATAGAAACTAAAAGAAAAACTGTTATGAATAAATGGCAAGAGAAAACTAGCTTTGCTGAATATAAATTAGAAAGGGCATCTTAGATGCCCATTTCTTTACTTGTTCATAACATACATTGTTACTTCAAAGCCAAAACGCATTTCTGTTGCTGCTGGTGTTGTCCACATAATAGTTCCTTATTTATGATTAATGAAATGTAACTTTTATTATTGTATCAAGAAACAAGATGTCAAATACATTAAAGGAGTATAAGTAAAATGCTTAAATGGATTCAGAATATTATTACAAAAGGATTAGTGGTTTATATACTTACGCTTGTTGTTTGTTTTAAAATATGGGATATTTATGTAATACATAATACTAATCACTTGAATTATGTCTGTAACGCTAAAGGACAATTGTTTGAAAGTGCTACACCAAACAGTAAAGTGTTTGTAAAAAAGCAACATGAAACTTGTATAAATGGAGAAAATTTATGACTGATTATTTAGTAAACCCAAAGCATTATAAGTCTGATAAGGGATTGGAATGCATAGACTGCATAGAAGGAGTGGTTCAAGATTTAGTTGGAGTAGAAGCTACTGATACAGGAAACATTATGAAGTACCTGTGGCGTTGGAAAAATAAAGATGGCGTTAATGACCTTAAAAAAGCTCAATGGTATTTAGATCATTTAATTGCCCATGTTGAAAATGATGTAGAAACATTAAAAACTATGGAAGAAATTTTAATTGATAAACATTTAGACGAACTGCATGACGAAGATTGATTTAAGAAAACCTCATTTGTGCCATGTGTGTAAAAAAAAGGAAGGTAAGTTTTATTTTAAAAAATGGTACTGTGGGCATGACAAATATTTAATTGGAGTATGTAATGACAAAAGGGAAAGAGGTCCTAAAGAAAAATAAGGAAGAATGGAAAGAACATAAATGGATTTTTGAAGGCTATCATTACAGTATAATTTATAACAAAGATAGTTTTCATATCATTCATGAATCTAGTGGCAGGGTAATTACAAAGGGAGATTTTAAATGAAATACCAAACCTTAAAAGAACAATCTAATTTGCATTGGTATACATTTAATGATGGAACTAAAATTCAAATAAAAGAATTATCTAATATGGTAGAAAAATTATTTGATAAAGAAAGATTAACTACAACAGAAGTTTGTGAAAAAATTAATATGAACAAAGATTCTGTTACTCATGTAATAAGAAGGCTTTTATCTAAATCAATATTGACTAGACAATGTGGTGGCAAAAATAAACAAACAGTTTATTACAAAGAACCTATATGTTTATTAGCTGAACTATACCACCCAAAATCTTCTTTAAAATTTAAAGTATTAAAAAAGACTACACGCAAAGTTGAAGATAGTTTAAATGTTAGCCATCCTATTTCTACATCAAATCATAGAAATTCTTTTGTTGTTTATGATTCTGGAAACGAATGAGGATCAGCAGATTAAATGATATTATTTATGACTGGGTTCGTTGGCACAAGGTAGATAATCATAAGCTAGGCTATCCTAGTAAAGTAAGTTATCTATCAACTGGTGGTTATTCTGCTAATGTTTTTGATGATATGGTTAATGCAGCAGATACACAAAATGTTAAAACGCTTGATGCAATAATTGATTCTTTGCCTAAAGATCAAAGACAAGCTATTTATGCTAGATACCTAAATGAAAAAAAACCTATTTTTTATGAAGTAAAATTAAATGATGCAATGGATAATCTCTTAACTATAGCTAGTCGTAGAATTGGTGCTTAATATATATTTAAAATAATTTGTAAAAAGTCTTGTTTTTATAGTATACTTCTTGTGTAAGATAATTTAAACAAAGGAGAATTAAAATGAAAGAAACTATATTATGGACAGTAATAGAAACAAATGAGATAGGTGATACTAGATTAATGTGGACTTTTGATGATGAGAAACAAGCTAATAATTATGTTACTCAATTAGAAAATGAAGAAGAAAAGTTACAACAAATTGCACCTAATGCACCTGTTTATTATGCTGTTGTAAAAAATAAAGCATACTTAAATAACTTCGTTCACATAACAGATCAGCAAGAAGCTGTAAGAAATGTTCGTAAAACTCTTGATAAAATAATACTCACAGGAGAAGATAAATTGGTTAGTTTAAAAATAATTAATAAAGGAGATAGAAATGGCTAAATATGCAAATAAAGATTATGGACTGTTTAGAATTGGTAAGAAAGTTCACAAAATTACTAAACGAGTAGCTGAAAAATATAATGACTTTGGACATTATAAAAAGTCTGGCTACAAAAACCCTGACCCATGCTACATGACTGCTATGAATAGCAGAGTTTACAAACTAACAGGTATTGTAAATTTTGCTTGGATGAATGGTGGTAAAGAATATGATTACTATTTAGCAGAAGGTAACTTCTGGGATTAATAATTGATGTTATAATAAATATATAAAGGAGATGTTATGAATGTAGAAGCAGCAGCAATATGGGTAATAGTTCTATATGTACTAGGAGAAAGATTTGTTAGATTGGTATTGCCTAAATTAAACTTACTTTAATATCCATATATTATATCGCCAACTGTTTCACCTATAGTTGGCTTTATAACTAAAGGGTCAGTTCTTCCATTTAGCATTTTTGTATAAATATCTTGATCAATTTTATTATTTTTTTTTGCTTCCATTAATATATCTATAAACTTATTTTCAAGAATTTCAGGCTTTATTGGTTTAGGAAGTTTATTTAATGATGATATTTTAGGAGTTTTATTATTATTATCAACAATTTTAATATTAACTAAATCATTATTTTTATAATGTTTTTTTAATTTTTTAATTGTTTTTAAAGAGTCTGTGTGAGTTCTTTTTGCTTCATCAATGTTTACAATTCTGCCACTACCAAATTCTTTTACTTGTTGTGAAGTTCTTTTTATAATATTTTTAAAAGAATCTATTGGACTTTTGTTTACATAAAAAATATCTACAGGTGTTTTGCCAGTATGAGATTTTATAGCATTGTCAATTTGATTTATTGCTTTTGGATAATTAGATAAAGTTGTATCACGAATTACTTTAGAAGAAGGGTCAATTAATTTTGTTAAACTGCTTGTTTTTCCAGAACCAGCTCCACCACCAGTAAATGTAACCTTATCACTAATTCCTTTTGGAATAGGGTTTTTTAATAATTCGTTAAAAAGACGAGAGCTAAAATTACTAGCTCCTTGATGTACATCACCAGATCTATAACGATTTCCTCCTAAACCAAGCATCCTTTCTAAAATACTACCAGAGTTATATTCTGGCATTAGCTCTCTTGCTATGTCTGTATCTATTCTTCTACCATCTAAAGTGCCTGGTAAATTTTTATAATTCATTTCTAATGGAACAAAGTTATTATCTATTCTATTGTTAAAAAGTAAGTCTTGATCTAATTTGTTATAATTTTTAGGAATAAAATTTGATTTCTTGTTTGCAATAGTTGCAGCTGATGAAAGTCCTTTAACACCAGCTAAAAAAGGAGTAACACCAAGCAAACCTAAATCTACTAAATTTTCTGTTTTTGGTTTGTAACCATAAGCCATACTTTCTAAAGCATCCCCACCACTACCTATTAATAACTCACCTATAAAACCATTTCCTGTGTTGTAAAAATCTCTAGTTTTAGACAAAGCATCTGCTCCAATCTTTAATGCTCGATTAGGTATATGCTCCCTAATTTCTGGAATAATTGGTCGACCCATATCGTCATAATTATAATTAGGATTAGTTTCTCTTACAGGCATTTTTAATTGCAAACCAGAAGTTTGTTGTTCTATTATTTTTTGTAGTTTTTCTAGTGTCATAATATTCTTTTATTTACTAAATGGTTGAAGGTTCAGATCGTATTTTACATTTTTTGCCAAAACTAAAGGACCAATTTGTATAACTTCATCTGCTTCAGTTACTGGTATACCTTTTATTTTATCCATAAAATGACCTGATTTTGTTGGATTAAAAGCAACTTGTACCCATTCAGGATTGTCCATATATTTTACTGCTAATTCTCTTATATTTTCTGGTGAGTTTGCTTTCCAATACCCATCCATTACAGCAAATGGACTTTTTTGACCACCTTCTGCTATTTTTAATGATTTTTGTGCCGAGCCTTTAAGTTTTACTTTATCTTTACCTTTGCCTATTAAGTGTGCTGCTTGTCCATAAACAGTTGTATCTTTACCTGCCTTTGTAGCACCTCTTATACTAGCTGACCATACATTATATATATCGTAAGCATCAATATCTAATCTTGATGTTATCTTTGTTCCATCATCAATACTTGCACCTAATCCTAAAATAGCTCTACCACCTTTTACTTGTCCTTTTATTGCTTCTTCAGAAGGTAACTTTGAGTGTTTTAATGCTTTTCCAATATCAAATACATTTGTTAGTTCAGGCACTTCTTTAAAATAAGTAAAAGGATAAAGTTTATTTTGTTTAGCGTAATATTCAGAATTTGTAATTTTTCTATCTAATAATGCGTTTCTTTCTTTAATTATTTTATCAGGAATTGATCTACTACTTATTCTTTGTGGTTTTGGTATTTCATTAGCTTGTTTAAATGCCATAACTGCTTCTGGAGAAAATTGAGAAAAACTTTTATTTCCTATATTGATTGAACCCAATAATCCTCCTATTTTTGATACAGGATTTATTAAATCTAATGCTCCTTCTGGTGTTTGCAGCAATGAAAGTTGTTGTTCTAAATTTCTAGTTACTGATGGAATAATATTTTGTGGTTCATTACGCAATAATGTAGCAAATGGCGTGTCAGATTGTTTGTAATTTTGATAGCCTTGTTGTAATAAATCTAGTAGTCCCATTATTTATTTTTCCATATTAGTCGTAGCCAAGTTTTTAACCCCTCAACCCTGTCTTTATTTTTTAATCTGTTTAGCCATTCCCTACGCTTTTCTATAGGTTTTCTGGACAAATCTAATGCTTCGCAGTACAGCATATATTCTTTGCTCCAAGTATCTGTTTTTGTGCCGTCTGGAAGTGTCACAGGCTTCATGTTGCGTTCTTTAATTGTTTCTGTTGTGAATAGGTCTTGGTTAGTCATCAAGGTCTTGTACATTCATATACGCACTATCTATTATTAATTCAACGCTGCTACCATCATCTAAATGTATTACCATAGTATCTTCGCCATGCACTATATCAACATTATCAATAGTCTTGTCTAACATATGCAAAGCTATTAATTGTATGTCCATTTCCATTTTCCTTATATGGGTATAGTTGAGTCTGACTTTATTTTTTCTATAGGTTTTTTTCCCTTTGACCACTTGCCGCAATCTTGGCAATGATACCTTTGGTATTTGTTTGTCAGAGATATTTGTACTCCTCGTTTTTGTAAATGGAAACTGCCACAATTAGGGCAACACATATCTTCTGTTT